GTCAGATCAACCTGTCTGAGTGCTGGCGATGAGACAGCCGTAAAATCTGCAGCAAATGCTGAGTACCTCGGAACAACTGCAGCGAGGGACAGTGAAATAGATAGTTTAGTAACTATTACAAACTCATTAACAGATCAGCAAAAGGCCATTGCTGAATTTTGGGCAGGAGGGCCACTGACCGTTTCTCCTCCATGTATGATGGTCTGGTTCTGGAAAAAATATATTGAACTTGCCAACCCCGCTCTACATATTATGATTTTTTCGGGATTGGAACTAGCAATAAATATATTTGAAGGATCTCGTCTGACATGGGCTCTTAAACGCGCAAATATGGAAGCAAGACCCATTCAAGAAATCCGTAAAAGATATGCTGGCCAGAATGTGACAAACTATGATGGAACTACTATTGATGGAAGTAGATGGGTTCCCTATCAAGAAACTAATTTTGTTACACCGCCTTTTGCCGATTTTCCAAGTGGTCACAGCACATTCTCACAGGGATTTGCTAATGTGATGAATGCGTGGTTCCCTTCTTCAATACCAACGACTAGTTTGAATGTTTCAGATCTGTACTTATTATCGCCAATGTATACTGGTTTAGGAACACTAACTGTCAGCCTTTCTGATATTCCTGTTAAGGCGCAGACTAGTAAAATACAAACTGGTGTAGTGCCTGCTGCCGATGTGAGGTTAACTTGGTCTGTATGGCAAGATATAGCTAATTCAGCGGGAGTATCAAGACAATATGGTGGTATTCATGCTATCTCTGCAAACCTTGGTGGACAGGCAGTTGCAAATACAGCATTCCCTCTCATTACCAGTAGCTGGGCAATTTCACGCACTTAGACCATTAATATATTAGTATGGTAGATGTCCTGGTTTGTCTACTTGCTAGCAACGGTCGAGCCGCCTATGAAAACCTACGTCGGCGCTACGATTGATGTGGACAGGCGTCTAATGCAGCATAATGGCCTCATGTCAGGTGGGGCAAGAGCAACAAGCACGGTCCCAGGTGGCTGGTACCGTGTTTGTTACATCAAAGGCTTTGAGAATCAGCGAGAGGCACTCCGCTTTGAATGGTGGTGGAAGCGGCGTTCGGCCAAGCTAAACGGAACTCCACTTGAACGGCGGCAAAAGGCCATGGAGGCTATGTTGAGCGAGGCTCAGGGGCTAGAAGTTGTGTTTGAGTAGATCTACAATTCAACTATTTGAAATAGTTCAATTGTATATTGGTAATAAAAAACTTATAACACGATAAAAACCCAAACAACAAGTGCTTAGTTGGAGTAGGCAAGACCGCCCATGCCGCTCATGATACGGAGCACGTTGTAGTTCGTGGCATACACACGCACCGTGGAGCTCGTGGCCGTGCCGACCGCATTGTTGGACACCGTCAGCAGGATCGTGGTGTTATCAATACGGGACAAGTTGCACGTGCCGCTGGGCTGGTGCTGCTCGGGCTGCAGAGCAAAGGAGTACACGTTGATACCAACGGCGGGCACGTTGGTGTGGTGCTGGAAGGGCTGCACCTCGTTGAAATAGCGGCCCTCGCGGCCCTGGAACCTGTCGTGGCCGTTCAGCTGCAGCAGAGCGTACACCGTGGGGTTGTTGCCGGCCAGGCCCTCCACGCGGGTCACGGAGTAACCAGACTCCAGGATGGAGCGGTCCCACCAATCGGAGTAGTTGAACGGCTGCTGGCCCTTCCAGGGGTTGATCACGTTGTCGTCGCAGGACACGAAGGAATCGCGCTGCACCACCCAGATCAGCTCCTTGCAAGGGTGGTTGAAGTTCAGCTTCAGCTTGTTGCTGGAGGAGGTGATGGACTCACCGCCCGTGAACTGCAGGGTCTCAATCAGGTACTCGTGGGAGACCTGGGCGAACTTGCGGCGCTCGTCCGTGTCCAGGTAGATGTAGTCCACGTACAGAGAGGCAGCCACCAGGCCAGCGGCAGCCACGCGGTCGCGGATGGTGTGCACGTTGGACAGAGCAGGCGTGCTGTCGAAGCACAGGTTACGCAGATCGTTGAACTCCAGGTTGATGCGCACCTCGTGGTACTGGAGGGCGATCAGAGGCAGGGCCAGGCCAGGGTTTCTATTAAACCAGAACTGCAGAGGAATGTACAGGGTGTACTCAGGGGAGCACATCAGCGTCTCGGCAGAGGTGTTGGGCTCACCGCCGGCGCAGTCGTTGTCGCAAGGCTCACCGCCCTGCACCAGGAGGTTCACCAGCTGGGGCACGTTGCCAACCATCTTGGCATAGCCGGCCTGCTTGCCAGGCTCCTGGGTGAGCTCATTCCAGATCTGCAGCCAGTCACCGTAGTGCTTGTCAATGCGCTGACCACCGATCTCAAGCTCCACATAGCGAACCAGGTTGTGTCCCACCCAGTTGAGCCAGCGGAACTGGGCACCAGAGCCGTCCGTGGCCAGGAGAGACACAGAGGGCAGAGTGGCCTGGAGGTAGATGCGGTAGATCAAGTCACCATTACGCTGGATGGTGCACGTCACCTTGCGGCCGAAGCCGGGAGAGCCGTTGAAGGGGTTCTCAATGGACTCCATGGCGAAGTTAGTGTGGCGGCGGTACACCACCTTGAAGAAGGTAATCTGGGGATTACCAGTCAGATAGACGTCCTGTGCGCCATAGGCGACGAGCTGCATAAGACCACCACCTGTCATTTGTTATACCTCCTGCAGAGAAAATAATTTTGGCAAAACGAGATTTAAACGAAAAATGTAATTTAGCCGGGAGACGTCTTTTTTATTCTTTCGCCGCATAGCCTTGTACTGCGCAAAATCATATGCGTGGGCTAAAGAACTTTACACCGAACACTATAGTAGTCATGGAGCCCTTCTTCAATATAAGACCTTCAAAAAGATCTAACCCTGAAGCAAGAACTACTCTGGACACGGTCCATCAACACAATTTAACAAAGGTCAAGGATATTGGTGAACAGATTGATACATGGAATGAGCAATACAATGTGCTACTTACAAAATATAAGAATGAATCGGATGATGTGGAACGCTATAAGTTGGAGCATGTGATCAAGGACGTTCAGAATAAGTTAGACTCTACTGATAAGAAGGGTGCACTCTTTGACTATTTTCTCAACACGGGCGATTTACTTTTTCAATACTATGATATCCAGGACCGGATTAATCGGGGTGCCGACAATGTGGTAAATGTTGCAGATCGGGCAAGACCGGGAAGTGTGTTCGAGGCCTTAGAAAACGCCTCCAGGCAAGATTCCAGTGGAGTCAGACTTCCAGGACTTTCTTCAGGAAACATTCGTGAATCCGGTAATGATACTCTGCGTCGTGATACCCTGCTAGAGCAGTACTTACAGCGTATGGATCCTCAGTATAATAGGCCCTCCACCCACTCCCTGAATGATCTGTCCTTCGTCTGTGATGCATGCGGGGAAGATATGCGTGTATCAGTCAATGACGCAACTGTCTCATGTCCCGAATGCGGGTTTCATAAACTCATTCTCATGGACAGTGACAAGCCGAGTTATAAGGATCCGCCTAGGGAGGTGTCATATTACGCATATAAGCGTATCAATCACTTTAATGAGTGGCTCGCACAGTTCCAGGCCAAGGAAAGCACTGAAATCCCAGAGGAAGTCTTTGAGAATATTGAGGCACAGATCAAAAAGGAGCGGCTGCAGGCAACGTCACTGAATCGCAGCAAGATCCGAGAGATTCTGAAGAAGCTCAAATACAATTCCTTCTATGAACATGTTCCCCATATCTTGAGTCGTCTAAATGGCCACACTGCCCCAGTAATGGACCGCGATATGGAAGAGAAACTGCGATACTTGTTCAAGGAGATCCAGCCGTCATTTCAGAAACACTGTCCATCAGACAGGTCGAATTTCCTATCGTATTCCTACGTACTCTACAAGCTATGTGAGCTTCTAGAGTTGGATGACTTCTTGCATTGCTTTCCTCTACTAAAAAATCGCGACAAGCTCTACGCCCAGGACAAGATCTGGGAGAAGATTTGCAAGGATTTACAGTGGGAGTTTATCAGATCAATCTAGCCCTTCTCGTTCTAGATTTATGTTTACGCGTTTTAGAATTACTTCTACTTCTACTCCTGTTTCTGCCCCTGCTTCTGCTTCTAGATCTTTCCCATGACTTATAACCTCCACCCTGTTCTTCACCATTGGTCTCTTCGACTGTGAATAAGGTCTTGTAAAGTTCAATCTCAGCCATAGATGTTACAATCGTCGATGTCTTATCAATAATATCCATGCCAGCTAGTAATTCATATTCCTCGGTACACTCTTCACTACCATTTCCATTCTCATCAGCCCTACATTTCAAGAATTTCGGAGA